CACATCGGGCGGCGACCTGAAGCCGATCAACGCGAAGGCATCGGCACAGGACGGGCTGAATCCGCACCTGGCGATCATCGACGAGCTCCACGCCCACAAGGATCGGGCGCTGTTCGATGTGCTGAAGTCTGCGAGGGGCGCCCGCAAGAATCCACTTTCGTGGTACGTGACCACCGCGGGGTACAACGTGCAGGGCGTGTGCTACGAGCAGCGCACCCTGCTCACGAAGATCCTAGACGGCATCGTGGAGGTGGAACACTTCTTCGGCATCATCTACACGCTGGACGATGGCGACTCGGAGTTTGATCCGAAGGTCTGGCCGAAGTCGAATCCGAACCTGGGCGTGAGCGTCAACCTCGAGGAGTTCAAAGGGTACGCCGATGAGGCGAAGCTATCGCCCGACTCCCATGCCGAGTTCAAAACGAAGCGGTGCAACATATGGACATCGGCCAGGGACGGCTGGGTGAACATCGAACGCTGGAAGCTGTGCGGCGGCGAGGTCGATCTGGATGAGCTCGAACCGGAGCCAGCGTTCATGGGCATCGACCTGGCTTCGACCACGGACATGGCAGCGGTGCGCATTGTCTGGTACGTGGACGGTCGCGTGAAAACGTGGGGCCGGCACTACCTGCCGGAAGATGCGGTGAAGCCACGCACGGAACGCGGCAACGTTCCCTACCAGCGGTGGGCGAACAGCGGGCACCTGACCACGACACCGGGCAACGTCATCGACTTCGAATACATCGAACGCGATGTGATCCAAATGCTGGACCGCTTCAACGTTCAGGAAGTGGCCTACGATCCGTGGAACGCCCACGACATCGTGAACCGGCTGGTTGAGGCGGGTGCGCCTATGGTGGAGTTCCGGCAGGGGCCGCGAAGTTTCAACGCCCCGATGCGCGACCTCGAGCGGCACTACGTTGGCGGCACACTCGACCACGGCGGCGATCCGGTGTTGACGTGGAACGCATCGAATCTGGTGGCGCGGGCAGACGCGAATGACAACGTGGCACCGGACAAAAAGCACAGCGAAGAAAAGATCGACGGCGTTGTGGCACACCTGATGGCACACGGTCGGGCGCTTGTCCATAATGACGCCCGGAGCGTATACGAGGACCACGGAATCACGACCATCGGAGGCTAAACCATGAAGTTCAAAATACCGCGCATCCCACTAGGCATTGTGCCTGACGGTCGGGACTTGCATATATACGGGGGCCTGGGGCTCGTCGCCTATGGCCTATGGTACAGCCCAGTGCCCTGGCTCGCCGGGATTCTGGTGGGCTCAGTGCTCTGGTGGATGGGCGTGTTTAGGTTCGGCACCACTCACGGGAGAGCACCCTGATGGGCATTGTGAACGCCCTGGAGCAGCGAGCAGCACAGCAGTGGCCACCGTCAGCGACCGACGATTACTGGTACCAGAGCTCCCCCATGGCGGGCGGCTCATCGGCGGGCATCAGGGTCACAGCGGATAGCGCGAGCCAACTCACCGCCGTCTGGCGTGCGGTCGGCTTACTGAGCGGGACGATGGGTATGCTGCCGGCGAAGGTGTACCGGCGAGCGTCTGACGGATCGAAGCAACTTCTGCCCGACCATCCGGTGGCGCGACTTCTGCGCTGGGCACCGAACCCATGGCAGACTGCGTATCAGTGGTTCGAGATGCAGCAGGGGCACCTTGAGCTCCGTGGCAATTGTTTCAGCCACGTCGAGCGGGACGCCATCGGCAGACCCACGGCACTCATCCCCTGGCACCCCGACCGTGTTAAGCTGAACGTATCGGGCAGCCGGGTTCTGTATACGCTGACCCGTTCAGACGGCACGAACTTCAACGTGCCCATGGAGGACATGCTGCACGTCCACGGCCCCGGCACCACGCTCATCGGGTACAGTCCGATTGCGCTGATGGCCGAGAGCCTTGGCGTGACGGCAGCGGCCCAGGCGTATGGTGCCCGGTTCTTCGGCAACGATTCACGCCCCGGTGGCGTGCTCCAGCATCCCGGCAAGTTGAGCAAGGATGCGCGGGACAACATCGAAAAGTCGTGGACACGGGCGCACACGGGCTCGAACCAGCACAGCGTTGCACTGCTCGAGGAAGGGTTGGAGTTCGCGGCTGTAGGCATCCCGCCCGAAGAGGCGCAGTTCTTACAGACCCGGCAGTTCCAGGTTGACGAGGTGGCCCGCATCTTCGGCGTGCCCCCGCATATGCTGATGCAACTCGACCGTGCGACCTTCTCGAACATCGAACACCAGGGCGCGGAGTTCGGACGGTACACCATGCAGCCCCGGCTGGTCAGGTGGGAGCAGGAAGTGAAGCGTACCTTGCTTCCAGGCGAAGATGATGTTTTCCTCGAGTTCCTGATGGACGCACTGCTTCGTGGCGACACGAAAACGCGGGCAGAGGCGAACGCGATCCGGCTGGCGAACGGCAACCTGAGCCCGAACGAATGGCGCAGGATGGAGAACCAGAACCCACTGGAAGGCGATGGCGGTGATGAGTTCTGGATGCCGCTGAACTTCCAGACCTTGAGCCAGGCAGCCGAAGGGCTCCCGCCGGCACCGACCGACGAGCCACCGGACGAGGATGACCGCGGCACGCAACTGCTGGACACCGATCAGGCAGATTGGAACTACCTCCGCAGTGCCGGGATGAAGCAGCGGGACATGGCAGAGGCAGAGGTACGAAGCGCAGCCAGCCGACACCGGCAGATGCGGGCGTTCTCCCGACTGTTCAAGAGCGTGGCCGGCAAGGTAGTACGCCGGGACGTGGGCCAGGTACGCAGAGCAGTGACGGCATCAGACACGAAGGCCGCACTGAGCCAACGGCTGGCCGACCATTACGACGGGTACGCCGGCGTGGTGAGCAAGGCACTACACCCCGCGCTCCGGGCATATGCTGAGATCGTGTTCGGCATCGCGGTGCGCGAGGTGGGCGGCACGGAAGAGTGGGGCGCGGAAGAGGATACGTTCATGCAGCAGTATGCCGACAACTCCGGCACCCGCTACGCCGTCAGCAGCGAGAACCAACTGGAGGCACTCATCACAGAGGCAGAGGACATTGAGGCAGCCGGGGCGGCGGTGCTGGAGCGTGTGAGCGAGTGGGAGGAGAACCGTGACCAGAAGATGGCAGACCGCGAAGCCGTCCAGGCGAATGGCGCGATCAGCCGCATGGCGTACACGGTGGCCGGCGTCACGACATTCGTGTGGGTATCGGTCGGCATGAACTGCCCACTGTGCGATAGCTTGGACGGTCGCACGGTCGGCACGCAGGAAAACTTCGTGAACGCTGGCGATACCGTTGGGGGCGAGGGCGCCCAACCACTGACGCCACGCCGGAGCGTGAGCCACCCACCGCTTCACCAGGGCTGCGACTGCCTAGTGGTGGCGGGCTGAACCAAGGGGAAAATGATGGAAACGATGGAAAAGAGATGGTTCGAGGTCGATCACCTGGAGATCCGCGGCACTGGCGACAGCCGGATGGTGCGCGGGCAAGCGGTGCCGTACAACCGCAAGAGCGTGGACATGGGCGGCTGGCGCGAGGTGATCGGAAGTGGCGCGGCCACGGACAGCCTGGCGAACAACGACATCTCGATGCTCTGGCAGCACGACAACCGGCAGCCGATCAGCAGGGTCAGCGCGAGCCGGGTGCCGCTGATGCTCGAGGAACGTAAGACGGGCGTGTGGTTCGAGCAGGACGGCAGCGCCTTCACCGAGTACCAACTGGACAAGATCGCGGATCACGTTGTCTACCAGATGAGCTTCGGATTCTACGCCGAAGAGCAGACCTGGGAAGAGGACGCGAAGCCGGTGATGCGCACGATCAGCCGGATGAACCTGCTGGAGATCAGCCCGGTGACAGATGCGGCGTATCCATCCACGAAGGTGGCACTGAGATGTGCGACGGAGGCGGGGGTGGTGATTCCCTGCATGGGCGAAAAACTACCGGATGAGGCGCCCGATATGGACGCCAACCCCGCCGATGTACAGCAGATGCTCAGGAACCAGATGGACGTGACGATTGCAAAGGCAAGCGGCACGTTTTAGCATACGGCACGAAAGGACATAGTTTCGTCGGGAGTGGACCGGGCGCGGTCTAAACATTCCCCCCGAAAAGTGGCAGCAGGCGCTTCGCTGAGTCGGGCGCGGGCTGGCTCAAGTTCCGACCATTCCAACGATGGCGGGACGGGCCTAAACCCGTGCCCGCTGCATTTTGGGGAGGATCAGCATGACCAGACTGCAAACCCTGCGGGCGCGAGCGTTGTCGCTCCACACGCAGATGCAGGCCCGGCTGGATGCCGCGGTGGAGAATGGAGAGCCCCGCGTGTTCACCGAGGACGAACAGACTGCGCATGACGGCGACCAGAGGAACCTGGACGCCTTCACCACGCAGATCGAAGCAGAAGAGCGGCACGCAGTAGTGACGCCCCCGGAGCCCACTCCAGACGAGCCCCCGGAGCCGCAGGCGCATGTGACCCACGAGCCCGGCGACGAGCCGTTTGCCGACATCGGTGAGCAGATGCGGGCCATCGTGCGGATGTCGAACCCGTCGAACCCAGTGCAGGATGACCGGCAGGTGCGGGTCGAGCGTGAAGCCAGGGCGGCTTCCGGCCTGAGTGAAGCTGTGCCCGCCGATGGTGGGTTCCAGATTCAGAAGGACTTCGTGGCAGAGATCAAGGGCCGGATGCATGACGGTGGCCAGATCCTTCAGCGTGTGAACCGCACGCCGATCAGTGCCGGCAGCAACGGCCTGAAGTTCAACGTGATCAAAGAGAACTCCCGCGTTGACGGCTCGAGAGCCGGCGGCGTGCGTGGGTACTGGGCCGATGAGGCTGCGACGGTCACGAAGAGCCAGCCGGAACTCCGGCAGGTCGAGCTCACCCTATCGAAGCTGATGGGGCTGATGTACGCCACGGATGAACTCCTGGCTGACGGTCCTGCGCTGGCTGCGCGGGCGATGCGCGATTTCAGTGACGAGCTCCGGTTCAAAACTGAGGACGCATTCTTCAGGGGCGACGGTGCGGGCAAGCCGACCGGCATCCTCGACCACGGCGGCACCATCGACGTGGCGAAGGAATCCGGCCAGGCTGCGACCACCATCGTGTTCGAGAACATTCAGAAGATGTGGAGCCGCTGCCTGAACCGCAGCAACTCCGTGTGGATGATCAATCAGGACACCGAGCCCGAGCTCAACAACATGAGCATCGCGGTCGGCACGGGTGGGCACGCTGTCTACCTGCCGGCAGGCGGGCTTTCGGTTGCACCGTTTGCGACCCTCATGGGTCGCCCGGTCATCCCGGTCGAGTTTTGCAGCACGCTGGGCACCTCTGGCGACATCGTTCTCGCGGATTGGTCTGCGTATGAGATGATCGACAAGGGCACCCCGCAGGCCGACACTTCGATGCACGTTCGCTTCCTGTACGGTGAAGAGACATTCAGGATCACCTACAGGGTGGACGGACAGCCGGTGTTCAATTCTGCGCTGACTCCCTACCAGGGGAGCACCACGCAGGCCCACTTCCTCACCCTCGCGGACAGGAGCTAAATCATGGGCGCGAAAGGAATCACCGTTGGGGAAGAGCTCCACACCGTTCTGGGCATTGCGCCCATCGACATCAACGGCGCGGGCGCGACTTCCGACATCTGGAACATGAAGAACTACGCCCACTGCACGATCATCGTGGGGTTGGGCGTAACTGGTGCGGCTTCGACCATCACCGTGGAGGAGTGCGACAATGTTACGCCGTCGAACTCCACCGCCATCGCGTTCTCCTACTACGCCGAAACCACGGCGGGCGGGGATACGCTGGGCGCACGCACGGCAGCGACCACCTCGGGCATCACTGGCTCGACCAACGATGGCGTGTTCTATGTCATCGAGATCGACGCGAGCCAGTTGACGGACGGCTATCCGTATCTGCGGGTGGCGCTTTCTGATCCGTCAGCGGCCACGCTCGCTACTGCGGTCGTGATCCTGAGCGGAGCACGGTACGCCGAGGAGCAGTCAGCCACGGCACTGACCTGATGGACTCACGGAGGTGGGGGCTTCGGCCCCTGCCTCCACTCTCTCATTCCCTCATGACATGAGTTGAAACCTCAACATGAGCAGAACAGCACTATTCAGCCGAAAAGATCCGGGTGGTGTTTACACCATCGAGGACATCCGGCAGGGCACCGGGCAGTATTTTTTCGTGAGCTCGGTCACGGGCGCGACCACGAACAGTGGACTGACGCCTGATAGCCCGCTAACCACCTGGGACGCGGGCGTGAACAAATGCACCGCGAGCAGCGGTGATACCGTGGTCCTGATGGAGAACCACGCGGAGGATCTTGACGCGGCTTCGGCGGTGGACTTGGACGTGGTAGGTGTTCGGACCATCGGCCTGGGCAGAGGAACAGACCGCCCGCAAATCTCGTTCAGCGAAACGGATGCCACCATCACGGCGGCGGCGGCAAACTGTTCCGTGGAAAATGTCCACTTCATCAACGCCGTGGATGCGCTGGTTGTTGGTATCCCGGTCACGGCAGCGCACTTCCTGGTTAAGAACTGCCTGTTTGACGATGCGACGGCGGCCAAGCAGACGAACGACTGGATCACACTGTCGGCTGCGGCTGACTACTTCGAGTGCGTGGATTGCGAGCATCACGGCAGCGACACCGCCGGGGCTCAGTCATTCATCTCGGGTGCAGCGGCTGACCACGTGAAGGTCATACACCTCCAGAGCCACGGCGACATGGAGAAGGCGAACATCGAAATGACGGCGGCCTGGACGGACTGCTTGATCGATAACTGTATCCTCGAGAACGCCAACGCGGTCGACGTGAACATCGAGGGCTTCGCGGCTGCTACGGGTCAGGTCCGGTATTGCAGTCTGGAGATCGCCACGGACGCGCAGACCACCGCCATCAACACTGGCGGGACTCTCGCGCTGTTCGAGAACTACTTTGTTAACAATGACGCCGAAACCGGCAAGGTCCAAGGCACCGCAAGCGCCTAATAGGAGATATGGACAATGAGCACGATCACGCATCTCCAGGCCACGGTGGGGCCTGACAACAGCGATCCGGGAGCGGGCACTAGCGGAGCAGTTCGCCGCAGTCCGTCCGGTGGGCTATACACTGCCGACATCTCGGCACGCTTCCAGGCAGCCGTAGAGCGCGGCAACGTCTACGGCGTATGCAACCAGACGGGCGTGACTTCGCAGGCTGGACTCTCAGCCACCACGCCCGTGCTTACTCTGTACAATCCCCTGAGCTCTGGGGTGGACGCCGTGCTGTGGTACGCAAGTGCGCAGTTCAGCGTGGTGTTCGCAGCGGTGTCTGCCGTGTGGCTTGCGGCGGGTACGGTTACCTCGGCGGCAGCGGTCACGGGCACAGCGACTTCAACGCACCGGAACATGCTTCTCGGTAGCGGTCGCAACCCGAACTGCGAGCCGATGCTGGCGGCGACTCTGCCGGCGGCTCCGGTTGCTATCAGCCAGCTAGGTACGGGGCTGACGGGAGCGGTCAACTTGCTTCCGCAATCGTCGGGCATGGAGCGTTGGTATGACGGCTCCGTGATCATGAAGCCCGGCACGAACCTCTCCATCCAGACTGAAGCAGCTTCCGGCGCGAGCGGGATGCTCTGCGAGTTCATCTGGGAGGAGTTCGCAGTTTAGGACACTACTCGGGGGTGCGGTCTGCTGACCTTGCTCCAGGGGAAGGCAGCCACACCGAGCTGGGGGGTAGCGATTCGCTGCCCCCTGGCAACCCGACAGCCGGAGGACTGAAACGATGAAGCAGCGACTGCACTTCCACCACGGCCCATATGCTGGTCAGGTCGTAGAGGTGGACGAAGATGAGGCAGCGATCCAGGCACTACTGGACACCGGCTTCTGTAGTGAAGCGGAGCCAGAGCCGGAGCCGCTACCAGATCCCGAGCCGGAAGCGCCGAAGAAGCCAGTGGCACCGAAGAAGAAGGCAGCCAAGAAGGCGCCCGCCAAGAAGCGTGTGAAAAAGCAGATCGAAACCCCAGAGGGGTAGACCGTGCTGAACCTGAGCCTGATCACAAAGCCACTTCAGGAACCGCTGACCGTGCAGGAAGTGAAGGACCACCTGCGCATTACCGGCACCGACGAGGACGCCTATCTGTCCACGATCATCCTGCCGAGCGCACGCATGAGCGTGGAGACTGCGCTGAACCGTGCGCTGATTTCGCAGACATGGGAGTGGGTGTTCGATGGTGGGTTCCCGGCGTCTGGCATACTGAGGTTCCCGAAGGGTGCGTTTCAGTCCGTCACGTACATCAAGTACACGGACAGCGACGGCGCAGAGCAGACGTGGGCGAGCACGAACTACAACACCGACACCCGCGGGCAGTTCGGTCGGCTCTGGCTGGCTGACGGCATAACGTGGCCGACCGGCTTACAGGAGAGCACTCCGGGCGTGGCATGGATTCGCTGGATCGCTGGATACGGTGACGATGGCGATGACGTGCCGGCGAGCATCCGGCACCTGATCCTGCTGATGTGCGGGCACATCTACCAGCACCGCGAATTGACCGTGACCGGAATGACGATCACGGACATCCCGAACACCTGGGACGCGATGGTGATGGCTGACCGTGTGCTGGACTTCGAGCACGCACCGACATGAGCGCACGCACCGGAGAGCTCAACCGGCTTCTAAGGCTGGATGAGAACGCGACCACGACCAGCACCCAGGCGGCTGATGGATACATCGAGCCGGTCTGGACTGAGAAGGCACAAATGTGGTGCAAGGTCGAGCCGCGCCCCGGTGGTGAGATGCAGAAGGACGGCGCAGAGCAATGGCAGCAGCCCATGCTCGTCACCTGCCGGTACGACTCGAGGATCAGCACCACGCCAACGGCCCCGATCAAGTGGCGGATTCACAACGCCGACGGCACAATCGTTTACGATGTCGTGACCGTCGTGAATCCTGGGCTGGCGAATGTCTGGCTGGAGTTCACCTGCTTGGCCGGCTCGGTGGTGCCGACAGCATGACGCAGCCGATGCGGATTGAGGGAGCGAAAGAGCTCCAGCGGCAACTGCGGGCGCTGCCGGTGAAGGTGCGCGGCGTGGCTCTGCGTGACGCAGCCAAGGCGGGTGCGGTCGTATTCCGCGACTCAGCGAGGGAGAACGCCCCCAGACGCACCGGGCAACTGAAGCGCGACATCCGTGCCATGGTGACGGAGCGGAGCCCTGACAACATCGCTATGGGCGTTTCGTGGCGAACCGGAAAGGCGAGCCGCACGGCTGCGTTCTACGGGCTGTTCTTCCACAGGGGCAGGAATCCGCGCCAGCGGCTAGGCAAGGGCAAGAAGGTGAAAACGTTTGGGAGCACCGGCTCCATGCCGCGCAAACGGTTTCTGGATAAGGCATTCGATGAGAGCAGCGCCCAGGCTGACCGGGCCGTTGCCGATGTACTGCGGAAGGCAGTAGAGGCGGGAGCCCGTGGCTGAAGTAGAAGATGCCCTGTTCACCGCGGTGACGGGTGATGCGACGGTGACGGCACTGGTAGGCACGCGGATGTTCCCGCACGCCGCACCACCGTCCACGGCTCTGCCGTATATCTCATATGAGCGGATCAGCAGCGTCAGGCCGCAAGCGATGACAGCGGCACCGGGCAACGTTCGGGCGCGGTTCGAGTTTCGCATGGTGGACTCAACGCCGATCAAGGCGCGGGCACTCGGTAAGGCGGTGCGCGAGGTGCTGAACCGGCACCAGGCACCCAGCGGCACGCCGGTCATTGATGACGTTTTCTTGGATGGGGAAAGCCAGGAAGGCGGCGACATGGATGAAAAGCGGTTCAGCAGCGTACACGATTATCTGGTTTTCTACACGGAGTCATAAGCATGGCGACCTTCGTACAAACGGACGTTCAGTGGTGGCTGGATGAGTTCGATCTAAGCTCAGATTTCAATGCGGTGTCGCTGGCCACGGATGCCGAACTGGTCGATGACACCGTGTATGGCGATGACACGCGCAGTATGGCCGGCGGGCTCGGCACGGTACGGCTCGAGGGGGAGGGCCATATGCAGGCGACGGTGGACGGTCGGCTATGGAGCACGGTGGGCATCGCTGATACGGTGGTGAGCATCGGCCCGGTAGATGGCACGGAAACCTCACCCGCGTACTTTGCCCAACTGCTCACCGCTGAATACACACCACTCACCGGAAGCGTCGGTGACATGGCTGCATTCAGGGTGAGCGGCGAGGGACGCGGCGGCGGCGGCGTGGTCAGTGGGCAGATTTTCATCAACCGCAGCAGCATCACCTCCAGCAGCAACAGCGGCACGGCGGTGCAGTTGGGTGCGGTGAGTGCTTCGCAGTCCGTGTACGCCAGCCTCCACGCTCTGTCAGTGTCTGGCGGCACGCTGGACGTGACGGTGGAGAGTGATGACGCCATCGGCATGGCAAGCGCGACCACTCGCATCACGTTCACGCAAGTGACCGCGGTAGGATCAGAGTTCAAGAGCACCGCCGGAGCCATCACGGATGACTACTGGCGGGTGGATTTCACGGTAGGTGGCGGCGGCACGTTCGCCTTCGTTGTGTGCGTTGGGATCAAATAGGAGAAGTGAATAATGGCGACTTTCGTACTGACCAACGCCTTCATCAGTGTGGCGGCGGTTGACCTTTCGGATCACGTTCGGAGCATCACGCTGGACTACAGCGCGGAGCTCCCGGATGACACGGTGATGAGCGACGATACCCGGAGCGCAGCCGCGGGCGGGCTGTTCAACTGGAGCGTTTCCGTGGAGTGGTTGCAGGACTACGCGAGCAGCAAGGTGGACGCCACGCTGTTCAGTGTGGTCGGCACCTCGGTGGCTCTCGTCATCCGGCCCACCTCAAGCGCGAAGAGCGCGACGAATCCCGAGTTTACCGGCAGCGCGATCCTCGGCAGTTACAGCGGGATCACTGGAAGTGTGGGCGATATGGCTACCGCGCCCACGGTATTCACAGCAGCCGGCACCCTTTCGCGGGCGACTTCGTAGGAACCTCAAACTGGAGCAATGACATGACGGACAAGCTGAAGATGCTGGGCAGGGATGACATTCTCAGCGCGGATGACTTCGAGCGGGAGATGGTTGACGTTCCCGAATGGGGTGGAAGCGTGTGGGTGCGTACCCTGAGTGGTGCGGAGCGTGATGCGTTTGGCGTGAGTTGCCTGCCGAAGAAGGGCAAGGACAAGGGGCAGGAACTTCTGGGCGTGCGTGCTCGGCTGGTGACGCTAACCGCTTGCGACGAAAACGGTGAGCGTCTGTTCAAGCGTGCCGACGAAGATGCGCTTGGAAAGAAGTCTGGCATGGCACTCTCGCGGGTGTTTGATGTGGCGTCCAGGCTCAACGGCTTGTCCGAGGATGACGTGGCAGAACTTGAGGGAAACTGAAGGAGAATCCTGAACGGCGGTGGTGGCTCAGGTTAGCATCAGACCTGGGCGTGCCGGTCAGGATTCTTCAACGGACGATGACGAGCCGCGATCTGGCCGAGTGGATGGCCGAGTACAAGATCAGGGCAGAGGAACAAGAGCGGGCGCAGATGGTCGCACGGGTACAATCACGGAGCGGGTAGATGGCAACACTTTCAAAGCTACGCATTGTCCTGGACGTGAGCACCAAGGCGTTCACCGCGGGCATGCAGAAAGTGGAGACTGGCCTGGCCCGGATGCGCACCCGCATGAAGGCGGCGGCGACTGC